AACTCGAAAACCTCGGTCCGTAACGCCACAAAGGACCCGCAAATTTTGGAAAGGCAGTATATATAAGGCTTGCGCTCATCTTATTGTGCCTTTCAAATATTTTTGTATAACTCCTTGATGGATCTTCATTCGTTTATTAAAATGCGTGTTTATAATTCGCTTTCCTCTTCCATAAAAATCAAAAGGCTTTTTAGTATAAGTTCGTTTATCTGTAAAAGCTATTCTTAATTTAATATTATCTCCTCCTGTATTTTGCCAAATACCTGCGGTTCCGTTTATATCAGCATAAAAATCTTTTTTAGTTCTAAATAATCTACGTTTGCCTCGTCTTAAATTACCGAATTGATTTTTTAATGAGCGGTCGATAGGCACGGCAAATCTTCCTTTAGTCGCTATATCTGTTCCGCCGTCAATTTGAAATTTTAAATATTTTTCTTGATTTTTAAAAATGAAAATTCTACCTTTTGGGGTTGGCGTTTTGTAATTTGCTTTAAATATTTTTAAAGAGTTCAAAGTAAAATTAGTAGGGTTTTCTAATTTTTGTTTCATTTCTAATTGCTCGCCAGCTTTAACTAATGCTAAAGTATCATTAATTGCTAATATAGCAACATCTGGAACTCCTCGCTTTTCTACGCGTTTTAGATCTTTCTTGAATTTTTTTAGTTCGTTATCTAAATTTACTTTTAACATAACAAGTGACCGAGAGGCGTATGAGTGGAATATATGAATAAACAGGAGGCCACTCGGTCTAAAACATTATACCTCATCATTTATAAATTTTTCTTTATTATCAGTTATTGTTTTGCACCACCAAATAAAATCAACATCATTTAAAGATTGTTTCATTAAATTAACGCAAACACAAACTAATTGAACATTTGATGGGATATATCCTAAATTAGCATTTTTTCTGTCAATACTAATATTAAAATGAGTTCGGCCGCTTCCTTTATGCCATGTCATATTTAAACCTGATAAAGCGCATTTACCCTTTTGAAGATCCCATAAGCCAATTAAAAATTCAAAAGTAATATCCCATTCAATGCCGGAATCTTTTCTTGAAGATCTTAATTGTGTAAATAAGTTTTTTAAGAAACTTTCCGGGGTTTTGCTAAAGTTTTCGTTTCTTTTTTTCGTTAAGCATTTATTACAAACGGCGCGAGTAAATGTACCTTTTTTATTTTCTTCGGTAGAAAACTCTGTAAGTTTTAATTTTTTTTTGCAAAAAGTACAAGTTTTGATCATAAAGTTAATTTAGTAAAATATCCTGCTAAACCTGTTTTTTGCAAGTCTTTGCGGAAATTTATTATTTCTTTTGGAAACAAATTAATTAATTCTTCTAAAGAAATAACGGTTGTATCAATATATTTTTTTCGCAAAGGTTTTAATTGATTATTTTGTTTACAAATAATTATTATTTCTTTCGATTCTTCGTGTATTATTCTCCAACTATTTTCTTCTATAGGAATTATTTCTTCTAAGATCAATTGTTTTTCTAATGCTTTATAAGCTCGAAACATCATTGAAACCATCTGCTGTAATTCAGGACCTTTCATTGTAGACATAGCCATACCAAATTTTAATTGAGCAGATCTAAATTTTCCCTGAAAATCAATATTTACTAAATGCAAAGGATCTTCAATGCCATAAGTGACAATTAATCTATTTTTAAGATTCTGTATATTAATTAATATATCTTTAGTTGGTTCCATGTTTTTTTTTAGAAAAGTATTAGGTTCCTGGTTCCTTGCATATAAAATGCAAAGGAACAGAACCAAATATATAAGCTTTTGGAGCTTTTTAGAAACCATTTAGGAACCAAAAAGAAACCAAATAAGCAGTTAAAATAATTTAGAATCGTATTTAAAAGTTTGATAACCATACTCGTTTTTTTGCAATTTATTAGACTCTAAAAGCTTTTTGAGTGATTTATTAACAATATTTTTTGTTAACCCTGTACCTTCGATAATTTGATTATGCTTTACACTAAATGCAGCAGGATCATCTGATGATGATTGCATATTATCAATAAGATCATAAATTTTATGATCATTATCATTTAATTCTTTTTTGCGAGGCTTTTGCTCGCTTGAGATCCTAGTTAGCGCTCCTGAGGTGCTATCATCAAAAGGCAAGTTTACAACATCAAATTTAAAATTTATAGGGTTTATATTATTTCCATCTTTGACTAATGTTTGTTCAAGATCAACAAACATTTCGCCGTTTATATCCTCCCTTGTAATTTTATATTCCCAATCTACAGCGGCAGGCAAAACTGAGGACCCACGAGCTCTATTGCTAGCCCCATGGCCTGTATGATGAACTAAGCAAATACAACTATTAAAAGTATTTTTAAGATCATCAACTCTTTCAACAAAAGCGTTCATGTCTTCTGTGCTGTTTTCATTCCCGGCTCCGAAGTTACGAGCCAAAGTATCTACAATGATCATGCCTATCTGTCCAAAATTATCTTCAGCTTCATATAAACTATCTTTTAAATTATCATGATCATTTTGATCCAAAAGCCTAGCCCCTCTATTTGAAATTAATAAAGGCGCATCAATTAGATCAGTATTGTTTATATATGACCAAGCAGAGATCCTTCGTGCGATACCTCGCTGCCCTTCTCCAGCTAAATAAACAACTGTATGCTGTTTTGTTTCTAAATCATTCCAATTTAAACCTTTACTAATATGGGCGGCAATATCTACAGCAACAAACGACTTTCCAGCTTTTGGACTGCCAAACATTGCAATTACAGAATCTAATTCGCAAACATCTTTTATAAGCCAATTAGGTTTTTGAATGTTCTGAATTATTTTACTTACAGGCACTAATTCAAAAGATACTTTCTTTTTAAAAGTATTTTTTAAACAATAATCTAAAAGTTCGTTATGATCTTTAAAAATATTTTTTTCAATAACTTCGTAAAGATCTTCTTTTTCTTCAAGATCTTTATGCGGCTTTACAACTAAAACATTACTTGCAATTTTGTTTAAATGTTCTTGTAATTCGAAAGCAAACTTTTTCCCCGCCTCATCGTTATCAGGCCAGATCAAAACATTGCGATCTTTTAATAAAGTCCAATCACAGTTCCGCCAATTTCCAACACCACCGTGGTGGCAACAAACATCGCAAGAGCTAAATTCCCGAGCCGCAAGCATTGCTTTTTCGCCTTCTGTAAGAATAACATATTCAGTTTTTTTATCAGTTAAATAAATAGGTAACGTGCCTTGAGGTCGTTTTAAAAACCATTTGCCATTTTCTTTTGTAAACGGAGCGTATTTTTGTTTAATACTATGATCGTAATTAAACCTCATAACACAAAAATTTTCAGAATATCGTACATAACAAATTGATTGATCAAGCAAAGTTTTCATTTCTTGATCAGAAAATGTTTTTTGATATTTTGTTTTCGGAGGTATATTAACCTGTTTTTCTAAGTATTGATCTTTATCTATATTATATTTTTGAAAAAACCACGTGACTCCCCCGCCCTCTTCTTTTTCAAAATCAAAGAAAGTTCCGTTTTCAAGATCTAAAACGAAACTTCCTTTATTTCCCCAGCGCCATTCTTTAGAGCTTTTTTTAGAAGGTTCTCCTAAAGTTTCTAATGCAACAGACTGGGCAATTAATTCCCAATCTTGTTCCATTAAAACGGAATGTCTTCATCGTCTAAAGGAAAACCTGAAAGCGCAGGTTTTTGCGGAGCAGAAGTTAGGGGAGATTGATCTTCAGGAGAATTAACCTCTGCTCCCGGACCCTCTTTAACCTCAATTTCGAGAGGGGTCACAAAACTTTCAGGTTTAGCTTGCCATTTGACTAATTGAAATTTAGGCTTATAAGCTGAAAAACCTGATTTATAAACCATTTTTTCAGATTCTAGCACACTTAAAACAGGCAATAAACCCGGATTATCTTTTATTTTACTAAAAAATGTTTGTCCCATTTCCATAAAGCCATTGTATTCTGAAACCCCGCTTCTTTTCCAAAGCATAGGTGGGTGCTTAATATTTTTATCTCCTTCGATATATAAAGGCAAAACCATAACACTAAAAACTTTTTTATAGTTTTGATCAGGCTGAGGAATTGAAGTATAAATATCTGGCTGCCATGTTTCGTGGTAAGTTCTATTAGCAGACTCAAACCACTGCCAGCCCATTTTAATAGTTTCATAATCAATCATCATAAAATTAACATCTAAGCGTTCTTCGTTTGATACCCAATCGCCCGTTTGATAATCAACTTTAATATAATGATTTACTTCAGAATCAATTACAAAAGGATTTTTTTCGTCCATTTTTAATCTCCGTTAACAATTAATAATTCGAAAGAAGTATTTAAGCTATCAAATTTTATATCGAACCATTCGTCAAAATCTAATACTCTTAAATTTTCTTCCACACAATTTTTTAAATAAAGCTTATATGCGTAATGACAGAACGCCTCAAAATTTTCTTCTTTGATAGGATCTAATTTTCCGTTTTGTTTACTCATACATAACTCAATCGAAAGTAATTTATAACAAATAAAAAATATTGTAAACTTAACTGTTTACATTTTGTTATAAATATGCTCTAATCGAATTTCAAACAGGAGAAAAAATTGAAAAACAAAAATAAAATATATACGAAAAAATCTTTATGGCTCGAACAAGCTCCTTCTTTTAATTTTGAATTAAATGAAGATCAGTTGCTTGAAAAAGCCTTAAAAGAAGGTTTCGTTGTTAAAATTGGAAATGATATATTTCTTAAGGAGGAAAAATGATTGAAATAAAATTAACTAAAAAAGAATTTAAAATGCTTAGATACATTTTTATTTTTACAACGCCCGATCCATTAACAACGGAAAATTTATCTGAATTATTAAAAGAAACCGTAACCGAAAAAGATATTGATAATCTTTTCAGAGCTTTAAACAATACAAAAGATTTAAGAGAAGCCGGGTTATTTAAATGATCAAAACTATAACAGTTAAAGAAGCAAAATTATTTTTAAAAAAATTAAAAGCAGCTAATCTTATGTATGACTATAAAAAAGAATCTGCTATTGATGCTTTATATTTAACGGAGCGTATTGATCTTCAAACAGCTCAAGAAATTCAAAATATAGTTAATAATATTTTAAGATCTAAAATTAAAATTTAAGGAGAAAAAAATGAAAGTAGTAATTGCTAAATGGAAAAATGAGGGCTATGTATTGGTAGCTCAATCAAGTAATGAAAAATTTTTACAAAGAAAGAAAAGAGAAAACGAACATTTAAACTCAAAAATTGTTTCGGTAGAAGAATGGCAACTAATTCAAGCTTGCCAATAATGTTTAAGATCCGGGGCGATTGGATCGAAGGATATTCCGGCAATGAATTGACCTCCCTACTTTTCATTGCCGACCCGGTCGCAAGATCAAAATATATTTTGCAGCTAGATAAGTCGGGCGAGCTTATAAAATGAGAGAGCCAAAAGATTTAATTATTTTATTATTGCTAGGAATTATTTTAGCTTTTGTTTGGAACTTAGAAATTTATTTAGTATGAGCCACCCAATAAACGACGAAATACTAGATAAGCTTCGCGAGCAAGGCGAAGAATTAGGTTATTCAGGGGAAGTATTAGAAAAATGGATCTGGATGAAATTTCATCAATTGGAGGAAAAATGAATAGAACATTTAAAATTAAGGGGCAATGCATTTACGTTGATCTTATAAGATCAATAGATCAAAAAAGAGTTATTGTAATGGATCGAGAAACAGATAAGATCTTTAAAATTAATTTAAACAAATTAGAGAGGTTAAATTATGAATTGGGAAATTGAAGAAGATGTTCCAATGAAAACATCAAAAACAAACTTAATAAGAAATTTAAAAGTTGGCGAATCATTTATTGTTGAAGATTATGACGAAGCCCGAGTTTGTAGAACATTATTCAGCAGAGTGGGCTATAAATGTTCAATAAAAAAAGTTAATACAAATAGTTTGCAAAGAGAACATTATAGATGCTGGCGAGTTAAGTAATGAGCCGTCCACAACAAACGCAAAAAGTAAACTTTAAAAAAGAAAAAAAAATAATTAAACAACAAAAAAAATATGGCCGTTAAAAAAGAAATTAAATATGAGTCTGTCACAGGATCTCGCGGTAAAAAAACAACTATTGGTCGCCGAAATATAGCTACATCAACTATGAATAAAAACAAACGAAGATCTTATAAAAAATACAGAGGACAAGGAAAATGAAAAATAGAAATTTAGTACATAGCGATAATTGGGAAACTCCAAAATATTTATATGATCAATTAAACGAAGAATTTAATTTTAATTTTGATCCTTGTCCATTATTTATAGGTGAAATACCAAAAGAAAAAGACGGCCTATTAATTGATTGGAAAGAAAGAAATTTTATAAATCCTCCATATAGCAGAAAACTTAAAGAGGCATTTGTAAAAAAAGCAATAGCAGAATCTAAAAAAGGAAAGCTTTGCGTAATGCTTTTGCCGGTAAGTACGAGCACAATATTATTTCATGAACATATTATGCCAAACGCCTACGAAATTAGATTTATAAAAGGGCGCGTTAAGTTTATAGGCACAAATACTTTTGGAGAAAAAGTAGACAATGTTCCGGGAATGCACGATTCTATGATCGTAATTTTTAACAATAAGAAAAAAACAGGAGGGCTTTATGAAACAAGCATTAGGAAAACTAACAAGGAATGATGAATTATCAAACAGTCTTTTGGCGGCCGCAATGGGCAAAAGCCAATGGCAAACACCTAATGAGGTTTTAAAAAATTGTCATGATGCTTCAAAAGGTATTGATATTTCTATTGATCCTACCGCTATCATGGAAGTTGGAAATTATTTAGAAAAACCTTTAATTGAGCTTGCTGCAAAGCGCGTTGGTCTTTTGCAATATTTTGATGAAATAAATAAACCTGTAAGGCATAAAAATGTAGCTTTAAACGGATCTTTAGATGCAATAGGCGTTGCAGATAATTTAGTTATAACGCCTGACGTAGAAAAAGGTTTTTATGTACCTGAAGGCCAAAAAGTAATTTGTAATGGAAAAGGAGTTATGGAAATTAAAGTGACTGCAGCTCGCCCTGAAAGCGTGCCTATTGATAGCAGAGGAGTTTTACAATGTAAAGGGCTTATGGCTTGTACTGAATTTAATTGGGCTATGCTTTGTATTTTATATGGGACCGACTACAGAATTTTCTTTTATCAACGAGATCAAAAGTGGGAAGAAGATATATTAGTTCCTTTTGTACAAGACTTTGATAGCAGAATTAAAGATCTTAATTATTATGATCCTTTTAATACGAACGACGCAAAAGGCATGTTTCCTTTAGATAATAACGAAACAATTGAGCTACCTGATAATGCAGCTGACCTGGTCTCCATAATCGAGTCCTCAGAGCAAAATATTAAAAAGCTAACCGAAAGCATAGAACAAGCAAAAACGAGCCTTATGGCCATGTTAAAGACCGCCGCTGTTGGTTATACAAAAGATCGAATGATTAGCTGGAAAACAATTAACTATAAAGCCAAACCTGAGCAAGTAAAAACGATTCCTGCAAAAGAAGCTTATACACAAAGAAGATTTACGATCAAAAAAATAAATGAAGAAACCAAAGCTTGAAATCGGAGATCAAATTATTCACCACGAGCCATGGTATCGCCAAAGCTCTAAAGGGACCGTAATACAAATTTTAGATCTTCAATTTCTTTATAAAATGAAATGCGGAGCTATAAGGCATTGTATGTTTAATGAATTATGGGATTATTTAAAAGATTAACAATCTTCTAAAATAAGATCATAATTTCTTTTAGCCCTATTTTTTACTTGTTTAGCATAAGTAGAGTCTAATAATTCTTCAGCAGCAAGTTCAAAATTTCTTTCTTCTAAAGCTTCAAGCATAAAATGAAACTTGCATAAACGCTTAATCCCTAAATTAAATGCCATGTCGCATAGCACAAGTCGAACGTTATAAGGCATAGACTGCCAAAAAGGAATATTACGATCAAGATCTGAAAATACATTATCCATGTCGTTAGCTAGCATTTGCTCTGCTTCAGCCGAGGTTATGCCATTATCGGTAAGGTTTCTGCCAACTCCAATTGTCGTTTTGTTAGCAGTGCATTGGTAAGGGTGTAACTTCATACCTTCATTTTTGATCAACATCTCTTTAAGATCATCAATTAATTCTTTAGTTACGCCGTTTTCAATCATGGCTTATAAGAGTCTTTTACGTTTTCTTCTTTCATATTATTCCTAGCTACGCCCTGGAATTTTTCAAAACTACGCATTCCCGATAATCCTAATAACGAAAGTGTTAAAGTCATTAGCCCTTCAGTTTCAATTTCTGGCGGGACAATATCTATTGCAAAAGTCCAAACTAACCAATTCATAATAGGACCCAAAAAGAAGCTCCATAAAATTCCTAAACAGCATACCCACATAATCGCGGGGCGAGCTCCTGCTACAAATATAGAGGCATGCTTCGCTTGTTGCAAATTAATGTCTGCTTGAGCTTTTTGTAAATCAATCATTTGAGATCTTATTTGAGATTCTAATTCCATTCTTTTAGTTTTATCAGGAATTGCTTTAGATATTAAATTGCTTATTGGCGCAAAAAATTTATCAATCATCTTTATCACCTCGTAATATTTTTTCTAATTTTTGTTTTTTTTCGTAAGCTGAATCTTGATGAAGATCTTTATCAACAATTTTTTCAAGCTTTAAACTTTCTATTTTTGTATTACTAATATAACGCCAAGTATAACCGTCTTTACCATAAACACCAAAAACCGTTGTGCCCATGCCAATTTTTATGATCATAGCTTGCTCGCCGTCTAATAATACTTTATCGCCTTCATTAAACTGTGAATTTAATTTAAACTTAAGGCCTTTTATAAAAGATACTGAATAATCTTTTAAAGCAAGGCCTCCTAAGACACTAACTAAAAATATTGAAATTTCAACATAGTATTGCTCAAAATCCATTTTACATGAAGAAGGCATTAATAACCAATGAGGATAATAAACCAATAACTATTCCGGCTATCTGCCATAATCTTTTATTTGTAATATTTATATCAGACTCAATAGAATCTAATCTGCGAAAGTTTTCTTTCCATTTTTGCTCGCAAACTCGTTCATGTCTATCTAGTGAATTTGCTACTTGCTCAACGGTTGGTTTTTTAATCGATTGTTTTTGTGCTGGTTTTTTCCTGGGCATTTTCTTCGCCTTGTAAACTATCTAAAAGTAATTTTGATTTAAGATCTACTAATTGTTTTTTATCTGAAAATTCTCTAGCTAAAGGCTCAATTTCGATACATCTTTGTTGCAAAGATTTAAGATCTTCAAATAAACGTTTTTGATCTTCAGTCATTTCTTCTTTGCTATATTCAATAACTTCGCCGTTATCTTTTCTTATTTGTATGTCCGCCATAATTATTCTCCTATTGTTTTTGTTTGAATTGTAGGGGTAACTAATTTTGCTATTTGATTACTTACATTAGTTTTTAATTCTGTAACTTTATTTTCTCCTAAAGCAGATTGGACCCAAGCTGTTATTTGATCATTGGTTAGATCAGCAAAAGCAGTAAAGCTAGATAAATCTGAAGTATTTAATTTTTGCGTGCCATATATTAAAGCCGCTTGCGGATTGCCTTCAGCATCATTATTAGAATCATCTGTTGCAGTTAATCGCCAATGCACGTTAAAGACAGTATCTTCATTACCATCAATAGTTTTAGTGTCTACGGTTTTACAATCCCAAGTATAATTTATTGCCATGTTATCCCTCTAATTTTTTTACTTTTTCTGATAATTCTTGAACAGCTTTAACCAAAATTGGAATTAAACCAACTTGATTTACTCCTTTAGCATCATCTAACGAAGCGCCTTTATAATGACTAACCAATTCTTCTAAACCAGCGTCTTCTATTTCTTGAGCAATAAAACCTGTTTGATTTTTTTCGCCTTCTCCTTCTATCCAATCGAACCTTCTAGGCTTGATTTTTAGAATGTCGTCTAAACCTTTATCTAAATCAATAATATTTTCTTTTAATCTTTGATCTGATAAATTACTTAAACCAACTCTATAAAATACTTGACCCGTAAAATTAACATAAAAATTTAGACCGCTACCATCATGCACCATAAATGTTGAAGATCCTGTGCCTGAATTTGTGCTTGTAACATTATGTAAATTACTACCTGTTATTTGAAATCCAGCAGTTGCTTGATTATCAGCTGATTTTCCTACTAGAAAACCGCCGCCGGACAAAATTTTCATTCTTTGTGCATTTGTTGTGTTAAATGCTAAATTTCCATTTGTTGCAGATCCTGAATCAGGATCACAACTTATTTCTCCTGTAACATTTGCGCCATTAACAAAACTTAGTTTTCCGCCATCAGCGCCAGCTTGAGCGGTTGTACCTAAATTTAAAACGCCTCGGTTGCCTGCTCCTAATATAGAAACATAAGTTCTTGAAGAAACCCCATCTGAAGTTACATCTCCTACATCTGAACCAAAAGCTACATCTCCCGTTGGAGTAATTGCAATTACTCTATTAGTGCCTATTGTTGAACCATTACCAATTTTAAAAATATCATCAGTATCATCTAGCCCTAAATAATAATCTTGTGCATTACCATCGTATATTAAAGCCGTATCTTCTGCGCCGCCATCTCCAATAGTAATTTTTGGCGTAGTTCCTTTTAATACTAAATGACTATTTGTTAAAGTGGCAACATCTGTACCACCAATTTTAAAATCTATTTGATCATCAGTATCTGACGTTATAGAGGTATCTCCATCAGCATCTAAAATAAATTCTTGCCCATTAATATCAACTGATCCTGTAGTGTTTAAATTGCCATTTACTGTCAAAGCTCCCGGAGTTGAATTATCAGCCGTAATTGAAATAGGTATAGTAATCCAAGCGTTATTTGCTGAATTTCTCAGTTTTAACAAATTATTAGAAGTATCAATCCACCATTCATAAGCGAAGGTAGTAGATGGTTCTGAAGATCCTGAATTATTAGATACAATAGCATCTAAAGCATTATTTAGATCTGCTCTAAAACTACTTCCAGATTGATTTGCAATATCGTAATCGTGCTGAGCCATTAAAAACCTCTTGCTATATAGTCGAATGTTCTAGCAACTATTGTACCACTACTGTTCTTAAAAGTAATTGTAAAACCGGTTGCTGAAACGCTTCCAATTTCATAAAAATCTCCGCTGCCCATGTTTTGAGCAGTCACTGCAATTTTTGGAGTAACTAAAAAATTCTCATTAAACGAAACGCCTAAAGCGCTTGTGCTTGAAGTTAATTGATCAGTATCAATTTTTTGAAATGCCTCTAACGTTGCTGATAAAGCAGATATATATACTTGATGCGTTACATCTCCTGACGTAACAAGTAATTTAAATTTAAAAGCTCTGCCATAATAATTACCAATTCTAAAATTTTGAAAGCTTGACCACGAAGGCGAGCCCGCAGGATCATCATTTGTTGTTGCTATTTGTAATTGAACTTCTACATCATCATAACTGTTAACGTCTATAGAATCCCACGTATCTATATTTCCTGATCTTGCATCAAAAAAATCTGTTGTAGAGTCTGTTGTAAAAGTAAAAGCAGAAGTTAATCTGTAAGAAGCTGCAGCAATTCCTGTGTCAATATAATTTGCAAATTCGTAAGATCCTGATAAATCTACGCCTCCGGCCGCATCAATTAGCCCTATTTCGTCAATTAATCCTAAAGAATCAAATAAGGTATCTGCTTCTAATTTTAATAAATTATCAATTAAGATCATATTATTTTTTGTGCCGGCAAAAGAAGGATTTTCTGTTCTAGTTAAAAATTGTGTTGATTGAAATAAATCTGGGGTAACCGTATTTACAACTGAAGTAGCTGTAGCTGATTTAATACCTGTAGAATCTACTGCTTTGATCAAATAAGTGCCGACTAATAATGGCACTTCGGCTTGATTTGAAATGCCTGATACTGCTTCTCCAACTTGTGTAGATTGAGGCCAAGTAGCACCTGAAGTTAAAGAAGAATGTCTAATTTCAAAGCTGCCCCCAACTTTTACATCAAGATCAGTGGTAGGATCCCACGATAACATTGCAGTATTGCTGTCTGATCTTAAATAAAAATTTGAAACATTTGATGGAATTGCAGTTAAACCATATATTCTCTGAGTAGTAGATGAAAAATCAGAAGCAACGCCTACGGTATTAACCGCTCTGACGCGAAATTCGTATAAAGCGGGTTCTATATCAAAAAATTCAAAATTGGAGCCCTGCGAGGTCCCAGCGCCCTGAAAAGATGCTTCTGTTGACTTTTTAAATTCAATATCGTAATGATCAATACTTACTCCTAAATTTTCCCATTCAGTATTTGTAGATGCGCCAAAAGTTAAAGTAGCTTTTGCCTTTACCCCGGATCCTTGTGTTGTTGTAAATAATTCTTCAGTTACGGCGTTTATTGCTGGCGTATTTACATCTGGCAAAATAGAAAAACCTTTTACTTCAAAAATTTCTGTTGCAAAATCTGAAGTTACGCCTAGTCTATTTTTCGCTCTAACTGAAACAAAATATTGCCCTTCTTCTAATTTGTCAATTGTAAAAGATTCTGTAATACTTCTGCCTTCAAAATCATAACTGCTTTTATTTTCAAAGCGTACAGAATTTATTCTATTAATTCCAATTTCATAAGATTCAACTTCTGACTTATTCGGCTGCGTCCAATTTATAGTAATTCTATTAAATAAGGTTGGAGGAATTGTAATTAATTCTTCAGTAGGCGTAGAAATTGTTGGCTTATCTACAAAAGAAAAATTAGGCAAGTTTGTATTTAAAGAAAGATCTTCTGATGTTATTAAGCCAAAATTATAAACATCATCATCATATTCTCTAGCTGTAATTTCAACTTCATCATTATTTTTTATAGCTAATTTCATTATGCGGAATTTTTTTCCTAAATTAGAATTTAAAGTATTCCAGCCTAAAGTTTCTAAAGATATATATACAACATCGCCAATTTCTGATCTTAAACCTTCAATTGTGCTTGTAAATTTAAAAACTAAAGATTGCCTTGATTGTTTCATGTTAATTGTTGAAATCATCAAAGCTCTTTCCATTTGATCCGTAAAAGGAAGTTCAATTGATCTTTCTAAAGTTAAATTATTATCTTGCTCTTTAAAAACCGTGCTTTCAACTATTGCAAAATCTCCTTGCATGTCTCTTGCTTTATTAAAAAAACCAGCTCTTATTTTGTTTGTTTTATATTCTTTACCCCCTAAAGATAATTCAAAGGATCCTAAAATATTATCTTCATTAAAAGTTTGTACAGCCGTTCCTGTATCATCAATAAGCAATTTATATTTACCGCCGCTAAAAACTAAGGATCCTCTGCAACTTGTTAAAAGTTTTTCAATATTATTAATAGCTTTATTGTTTGTATTTAAAATTCCGTTACAAGTATATTTTTTTTGAGTTAAGCTGCCAACAGTTACCTCTGTATTGCAAAGATTCCTAGC